CTACATGTGATAACGCGCTACTTTCCGCGCAAATTGACTGTGCCACGTTTGCGATGTGAGTGTTCCATCCCTCAGATGGATCAAGCGCAACTTGACGACTAACCTCGTCGTGATTTCCGTTTACTACAGCAACTACAACGCGATCTACCAACGGGGCAAACGCCTTGATTTGAACCATAAGCACACCTATACCTACACGTATCTGTTCGGTAAGACCCATATCCGAGGCGGAGTGACTTTGCAGTCTTCCACCTTGAGAAACGTTTCCCTCAACGTGATCTCCTAGGAGCGCGATAACAACCGTGCCTATACCTCTTCCAACTTTTCTCAGGTCATGTAAACGATGAACAGCACCTTCAGTTGCTGTTTGAATACGCTCTACTGTCTCCTTGGTGCCCTCTCCGTTAGCTTTCTTACCTAGTTGCTGGTCGCTGGGCGCAAAAATAAAGGCAAGGTCTCCGGTTGTCACGGGAGGCTTCTTGCCAGGCTTCCAATTTTGTAAATTTTTCATTAGATCTTTTACGTCTAGGTCTAACTCTGTTTGAGATGATATTGGAACGATGTTAATTCTTTGTGATTCTAGAAGCTCGCCGTCGTATCTCTGCCAACGCGATTTTCTTACCGACGTAATCGCCCAGTGCTCCGGGTTAAGATCAAATTCTATTAGTAACTCTCTTGCATCAGGAATATCCGAGATGGGACGCGGTATCGAGATTACATAACCGCCGTCATCTCCTACGTCCATACGTGGACGCCATGCCTCATCAGGTGCGCTGTTCTTGGTCTTGAAGTCAGAGCCTGAGCGCCCCGGAACCGAGAGCTTATCAAATAATGTCATCTGGGCGTTGCCTACGCACTAATCTTGGGATTAGATCCAAAACAGCGGCAGGCGCCGCGGCGATGCTTTGTCACCGCAGAGTCTCCAACGTCTAAGCCTTCTTCTCGCAAAGCTGAGGCAATGGTTGTGTTAGGCAGACGACCTGGAGCGCCGTAAGGTACCTCAAGCACCTCGGCAAGCTTTGCCTTATCTTCCTTTGAAAGTTGTTCGCCTGTTAGCAGGCTTCCGATCTTGCACGGCAGTCCTGCACCGATTCCTGATGATTGGGATAGGCGTTCTGCAAGCGACATATTACTCTCCAAGTTATTGTCTACGTGCTACTTAACGGCATCTCCAGTTAAGTGAACCATAAGCCGCGGGCTAACGGTTAGGAAAATTGTAACAAGAAGTAAGCAAAAGTACTGCTTATTTGGCAAATAAAAGTTAAATTAAAAGTATTCTTAACTGTGCTTTTAAGTGTACTTACAACAGGAATACAGTACAGAAGAGGCGCAAAAGGCAGTTGAAGAAAACTGCTTCTTTTAGGCGGCTGGAGCTTTCTTTTTACGGGTCTTTGTCATCTTAGGCTCAACTGGAGCGGGACCCTGGTGCATTTCAGGAAGAGAAAGTAGTTGAAGCAGTACGTCCTTTATAAACTTAACCTCTACCGCCGTCTCCTTGGCAAGCTGCGAGCTAGCGTTCATCTGGTCCTTCATGGAGTTTCCGCCATTTTCCCAGAGCTGGTACTCGACGCGGTCCATACGGTCGGACATCGTTCTTCCTTGTTCATCGACGCCGATGGCCGACTCGACACGGTTGATGATCTTATAGATCTTATAGATGAAGGCTAGGAGAAATAAGCCTCCGCCTATAATTCCAACCACTGCACCTACCTGCATTGAAAGTTGATTAAGCAAGGTGGTTGCCCTTCAGTTGGGTATTAAAGATATATCAAATTATATATTAAGGATTAAGTTATTAGTTGTTTCGGTTGTTTACTTCTATGGCATGTACCCTTTATAGTCGCCAAGTAACAAAGATTCTAGATAAGTGATATGATAGCTCTTCTCTAGAAATATAGAGTTTTATAATGATCTGATTGGAGCTAACGACGTAAAGATGCTACAGCAGGGTAATCAAATATGAGCAATTGGGAATCAGCAGAGGGACGCTTAGGTCCTGCAGCAAGCTGGTATGCAACTCATAACTGGTCAATACTTCCTTGCTATGGAATCGTCGGAGGCCGCTGTACTTGTGGCGGCGCACACGTTGAGCCAAAAGATGTAGGCAAGCACCCATCACTTCCAGAGTGGAACAAGTTTGCAACTACAGACGCTGCAACTGTTAACTCTTGGTGGGACAGAGATCCGAACATGAACATCGGTGTCATGTGTCGTTCAAGTGGATTTTTTGTAATTGATATTGATCCGCGCTCAGGTGGACCAGATTCATTTGAAAAGTTTGAAGCTTTAGTCGAAGGATTCTTGCCTCCAACAGTTGAGGCAATCACAGGTGAGTACACAATCGCCGGTGGAAAAGTTATGCGAGGACGTCACTTATTTTATAAGTGCGAAGAGTCAGAGCAGCTTGTTGGAAATTTAAAGAAGGCAAATCTTCCGGGCGTTGATATTAAGCACAACGGCTACGTCCTTATTACTCCGTCACGACACTTCTCTGGAGTTTGCTACGAGTGGGTACCAGGTCGTGCGCCGTGGGAAATTGAAATGGCAACAGCGCCTGAAGAGCTATTGCAGTCTCTTCGCAAAAAGAATAGCCGTCGCGGCGGTACAAATCTTGGTGAAGGCGACTGGAGTTTCTTAGAAGACTTAGATTTTGCTGGCGAGCGTATTGACGTAGAGCGTCTGCTCGAAGAAGGAATTGAAGAAGGCTCACGCGCAGTTGATATCTATTCAATGACATGTGCGCTTGCAAATAAGTTCCCTGTTAACACAGAAGCTGGAAAGCTTGCTGTTGAAACTATGATGATTCGCTTTAACGCTGAAAAAGTGCGTCCGCCTCTTGAGCTTGAAGGCCAAGGCGGATTGTTGATGCATGTTCGCAGAGCTATACAGTTTGTTATTGACAATCCAAAATCAGAGCGCATGTGGCCAGGATTACAAGAGTGGGCAAACAAGTCTCAAGACGAAACACGATCTAAGCCTTTAAAGCAGCAAGAGATTAGAACAACTGAAAATTATTCACCGCAAGATACATATAACGCACCTGGAACTATCGGCGGATCGATTACACAGTCAATTTCAGACGGCGATTCAATTTCTGAAGCATCAAGTCTTTTAAAGATGGATGTGCCTAAGGACGTTGACGCAGTTAACGAGAACGACGGCGGTGAACCTGGTAAGCGCACGCTTACAGATACAGGAAACGGTCGTCGTCTTGTAGATGCGTTTGGTCCTGCAATTCGATATACACCTGGGCTTGGCTGGTTTCACTGGGACGGCGGATACTGGAAGCCAGACGTTGAGAATCTTGAACTGCAAGAATTGACAAAGAAGCTTGCACCGGTTATCGCATCCGAGGTAGTTAACTATGAGGACGCGGACAAGCAAGCAGAGTTAATGAAGTGGGCGTTACAGGCTAAGTCAAACTCACGCATCGCAGGATGCATTGAAAACGCAACGTCCGATCCTCGCGTGCAGGTTGAGGTTAACGCATGGGACTCAGATGAAACACTGCTTGGTGTTGCAAATGGAGTTATTGATCTTCGCACAGGAGAACTTCTTAAGGGCCGTCCAGATTTATTTATTACTCGCCGCGCACCTGTTGCATACACGCCAGGAATGCGAAATGTTAAGTGGGAACAGTTCTTAGACTTTGCAACATCAGGAGATAAAGAATTACAGGATTGGCTACAACGCGCGGCTGGATACTCTTTAACTGGTCTACGCACATACGACGTTATGTTCTTAATTTACGGACCTGCTGGTTCAGGTAAGAACACATTAGTTGAAGCGTTGGTAAAGTGCATGGGTACGCAGCAATACGCGTGGCCTTTAGACTCTTCTATTCTTGCTCAAGGCGACGGTCAAGCAAACGGATCAGATCTTTATCACTGGGCTGAACTTCGCGGTCGTCGTTTAGTCTGGGTTGATGAGTTGCCAGAGTCTGAAAGACTTAAGGAAAACTCAGTTAAGAAGCTTACAGGATCTTCTGAAATCTCTGCGCGTTCGCCTGGTGAAAAGCCATTTACGTTTTCATCGCGCGCAAAACTGTGGGTAACAACTAATCACCGTCCTATCATTAACGATGACGCGATGTGGCGTCGTATTCGCCCAGTGCCTTTGACAAACGTTCCTGAAAATCCAGACCCAGACCTAAAGCACTACATCTTTGATCCTGAAGGAGCCCTCCCAGCAGTTCTATCATGGGCAGTTGAGGGCGCGATTAAACTGCTTGGATCTTCCGCACGAGATGCGTTAGGCACATGTAAGGTCGTAACAGAGGCGTCTGAAATCTACAGAAAGAACGAAGACCGTATCGGTATTTTCTTAAACGAAGAGACAAAGGAGTCTGAAGGAACTGTAGTCCCTATTAAGGCTTTGTACTCTGTGTATCGCGCTTGGAGCGAAGAGCGCGGTGAACGACCAATGACACAGATCGCATTCCAGCGTAAAATATCAGATCGTGGAATGACTGTAGTCGGTCTTGGTTCAAAAGCTGAAATTCAAGGTCGTGTACTTGTTCCGCGCGCTGTACAAACTGGCGAGGTCGATTGGGGTCTCGCTTCTCGATACTCTCGCGGTTAGGAAGATTTCATGCGCAAGCATAACACGACAAAAGGCGTTTTGCCTCTAGTACTTTTTATTATCGTAGCAAGCTCAACAGGAGCGTTTGCAGCAGACAAGGCAACAGAGTTTGCAACTGTTGATGCTGGAATTAAGGCGCTAAAGGTTGCGCCGGATGTTCGCACAGGTTACGCACGTTCATTATTTAAGCACTGGTCAGATCTCGATAAGAACGGCTGCAATACGCGCAACGACGTGATTATTCACGAGGCACTTGTAAAGCCTAAGATTGACGCAGGATGCAAGATCGTCAAAGACACAGGCAAGTGGTACTCTGCTTACGACGGATTGACCGTTACAAATTTTTCTGGTCTAGACGTTGATCATATGGTTCCTCTTGCCGAAGCTTGGGACTCAGGCGCTAACAAGTGGGACGCGGCAAAGCGTGAACAATACGCAAACGACATGGGAGATGAGAACGCGTTGATTGCTGTCACCGCGACCACGAATCGCTCGAAGTCAGATCAGGATCCAGCTGATTGGCTTCCTGCAAAGGATGTTTGCACATACATTAAGAATTGGGTTCACGTAAAACTACGTTGGTCACTTACAGTTGATGACAAAGAGCTTAAGGCAATTAAGGACGCAAACGCAAAGTGTCCTAAGGCAAAAATTACAGTAGTAATTGTTAAGTAAATAAACTAGGAGAAAATAAAATGGCAGCAGCCCAAGGAACAGCCGCGCGTCTCATTGAGGTTGCGCTTGCTGAAGTAGGAACAGTAGAAGGACCTCGCGACAACGAAACGAAATACGGAGCATTCACTAAGGCTAATTTCTTAGCGTGGTGTGGTTCTTATATTATGTGGTGTGCAAATCAAGCTGGAGTTAAGGTGCCTAACACCGTTTCAACAGTTGCAGGCGCAGACGGCTTTAAGAAAATGAAGCGCTGGTACGACAATGACGGAGTAAACACTCCAGAGCCTGGCGACATCGTTTACTTTGACTTTCCAGGAGACGGTGTAGACCGCATCTCGCACGTTGGAATTATCGTAAAGGATAACAAGGACGGCAGCATGACATGCCTAGAGGGTAACACCTCAGGTATTCCTAAGGGTGACCAGCGCAACGGAGGCGAAGTATGTAAAAAGATTCGCGCGTACAAGAAGGGCGCTAAGCAAGGATTGCCTATGGCAGTCGTTGGTTGGGGTCGTCCAGACTATGCTGGATCTGCTGCTGCTCCAGTCGCAGTTAAAGAAGTGAAAGAAAAAGATACAACTGGAAAAGTTTATCCTGGAGAAACTATTGATCCCGGCGAGGCAAGCATTCACGTTAAGACTGTTCAAGCCGCGCTTGGTATTAAGCCAGCCGACGGTCAATTTGGACCTGTCACAAAGAAAGCGGTGATGGCACACCAGAAGGCTAAGAAGCTGCCTGTGACTGGTATCGTTGATGCAAAAACTTGGAAATCTATTACAGGATTGCCTGTTAAGTAGAGCTTTTAGGTATACAGTATTACTAGTTTTTGGTGTCCCGGGAGAGAACGCCTAAAACATAGAGAGCCGGACAGCGTGAGTAATCGCGCGTCCGGCTCTATCTTTTTAAGTCTATAGTTTTATTAGTAAATTCACGAGGTAGTTTCTACACTGTGTGTGCTTTATCCATTTCTTGTAAAAACTTTTCAGACCCGATCCAGTTTTTCCCTCCTTCAACTTCCCAAGCAATATTTATTCGATTACCAAGTGCGTACAGAAGTAAGTTAGATAGAACTCCAGCCTTTAACACATCGCCTGCCTCAACTACATTAAGATACTCTGTGCCCAACTTAGTTTTTCTTTTTTCAATAATTGTGTTAATAAGATTAGGCTTCATATACTCTGGTATTTCAGGGTTTATTAGCCATTCACATTTGTAGCTTGCACAAGGATTTTTAGGTCGTTCTTCATAGACGGTGCAGCCATTGCCAATAGCTACAAAATGGCAAGGCTTGCTTTTAAAGAAGCTTTTACCAAGCGCCTCGCCTACTAAATGCCCTTCGCAGCATTTAGTGCAATCACCGCACTGTCGATTCATTTGCGTTCTTTCGTGCGTATAAGTTCCATGTTCATACTAGCATACTAACACTATTTTTTATTCTATGTAAACTAGAACCCAGTTGCCTGCTTCTTCATCCCAATCATAGATATCAGTAGATTCCGTGCTTATTTCCGGGTAAGCCACTGGAGGCTGCCAAAGCATCAAGCCACTGTCCCAGGTCCAAGATGGATATGGACTTCCTGGCGTGAAGTACTCTCCGGTCCATATGCTGCTATCAACAACTACACTTACTTCTCCGACAGGGTAATAGGCAGTTGCAGAGTACTCTTGTTTTACTCTCTCTATAGTTTCAATGTCACCTTCAATACACACTGACGTACCAATAAGCACATTATTGACATCGACAAAACCATAATTAACTTCCATGAGACACCTCCTTATGAAACATAAACAACAACTATACCTTGTCCGCCAGCTCCTCCGCTACCGCCAGCTGTCGCGGTTCCACCTTGAGTGCCGCCTCCACCGCCACCACCTCCTCCGCCGCCTCCTGGAGCAGTAGCAGCGCCTCCGGTAGACCCTGTGTTTGAGTTGCCATCATCTATCCCAAGTTTTACGTTTACAACCCAAATAGAGCTTCCACCTTGGCCACCAACTGCGCCTTGAGGCGCCGCACCTGATCCGCCTGACCCGCCGGCATAGTTATAAGTGCTGCCACCATTTCCATATGCGCCACCGCCACCACCGCCACCACCACCTCCGAATGACAATGAAGGGATATTAGCGTCAGATAAATTGATAGCTGAGTTGTTAGCAGTTCCAGCATTTCCAGGACTACCAGCGCCTCCAGCACTGTTCCCATTACCACCATTGCCACCGTTAGTAGAATTTGAAACTACAGCGCCTGCTACATTCGAGAATCCACCAGAACTTGCGTTAGCGAGTCCACCGAAGTTTGAAGTACTGCCAACGCTTACTGCAAATACATCACCTGCGGTAACTGCATAGTCCTTAAAACCTACACCAGCTCCGCTTCTACCACCTGCGCCGCCTTTACCAGAGGGAGAAGGCGCTGATGCTGACCCAGAAGAACCTGAAGCTCCTGCTGAAATTACAATAGCAGCAAGTCTAGTTTTACCTGCTGGGACCGTGTAGTTACCTGATGCGTTAAATGTTTGTGACAGAGCATAGGCAGGCGCAACTGGAGTAGCAGAGTTTGACGCACTTGACGCCGCGCTAGTGCCGTTAGCGTTTGTGGCTGTAACCGTGAATGTATACGCAGTACCATTACTCAATCCTGTAACTGTAATTGGTGATGCACCTGTGCCTGTAAATGATCCAGGACTTGATGTCGCTGTGTATGTAGACACTGCTGCTCCACCCGTCGCACCCGCTGTGTAGGCTACGGTTGCGCTGCCATTTCCAGCAGTAGCTGACCCAATGGTAGGCGCTTGAGGTACAGTTGTTGCGGTAATTGAATTTGACGCTGATGATGCCGCGCTTGTGCCCGCTGCTGAGGTTGCAGTAACACTAAATGTATACGATGTGCCAGACTGCAAACCAGTCACTGTTAGAGGGCTTGATGCACCAGATGCAGTAAATCCACCAGGCGAGCTAGTGACTGTGTAGCTAGTAATAGGTAGCTTGCTTGTAGGTGCAGTAAATGTTACCGTCGCAGCGCCATTGTTATACGCACGACCTGTACCTACGTTAGTTGCTGTTCCTATAGTAGGCGCAACAGGTATTGATTTAGCGCCCGACGCGCCGGATCCAAGAATGGGCATAACGTTATTCTATCTTACTTTGGTTCTTCTGATTGTTGATCTAGCACGTACTTAATGCTAGAGGCAGACCATTTCCCACCGTATGCGGTAGGAATACCTTCAACGTCGAGCATCCGCGCTATAGCGCGAAGAGAAAGACCTTTTTCTCGCTCTTCAACAATACGACTGCGAATCTCGTCTGAGATCAACTGCTTGGGTCCTAGGTCTACTCCCCAGACTTGCCCGCTGTCTCGTCTGTGTTTATGTACATCTTTTTGACGCTCTGCGATGATGCCTCGTTCCATCTCAGCAAGAGCAGACATGATGGTTGTGACGAACCTACCTTGATAAGTTGAGGTGTCGAGGTTGAGATCTAAAAGTACAAGACGCCAGTTGTTCTTAGCCGCACGGTCTACAATTGACAGGAAGTCAGTGGTAGATCTTGCAAGACGGTCAATACGAGTAACAATTAACGCCTGGGCAGTTCCATTATCTAATCTAGTTAGCGCGTCACGTAGAACAGGTCTGCCTGTAATTGACTTACCGCTACGGCCTTCTTCAAGCAAGACTTCAACACTTGAGAAGCCTGCAAACTCCGCTGCATTACGTAAAGTCTTCTCCTGAGCTTCCATACTCATGCCGTCATTAACCTGCATCTGTGTGCTGACTCGAGCATACAAAAGGGCGTGTTCTACCTGCTTTTCAGGCTGTACATTCTTAGTCAAAAACAGTACCTTCTATCGCTAATGTACAATATTTCAATACCTACAACTATACAAAGACATTGTACATCCTTAAGGTCAAGGATGTACGAATTTTAACAGGGTTTAAGCGGTCTGGCAGGGCTTAGAGTATGAAATCGTCACCGCAAGAGGTGATAAGAATTATCTTGCTATTTCGGTGATCTTTACATTGAAGGCGTTGTCTGCGTAGACCTGTAAAGTGTCATCTGCGGAGTCTCTACGGGCGTTAATTGCCAAGGTATATCCAGTAGGGCTTGCAATTGTAATTCTTCCAGCAAGTGGAAATAAGGTAGAGCTACGAGTTCCTCCACCTGCTGCGTTTGCCCAATACTGTCGTTGAGCTGCAAACTCGGCTCCGTTCCAAGTTAGCTGTGAAAAGAACGAGTCTTCAGCAGCGCCATTGAGGTAGTAACGAGCATAGACCTCTACAAGAATATACGAGGATGACGATGCTGGCGTGTACGTCTTAGATGCAATAGTTGAGTAAGTTGCAGTGCTCTGTGAGTATGTTGAAGTAAAGCCCATATCTGCGGCAGACCAGAAAGTTGTCTTGATAGTCTGACCTGCTGTGTAGGCGCCAGGCGTGACAGCTCCTGAAACGGTAAGCCCGCCGCCGTCTGTTAAAAGAAGCGCAGTTGCAGTATAGGCGCTATTAACAATTTCAAACCCGCCGGTGCTATTTAGGCGGATGTACTTGTTTATGCTCGTAGCGCCGGACTTAGAGTTAATAAGCTTAATGATGTCAGAATAGCCAGTTCCACCGCCTTGCTCATTTGCAGACGAGATAGTAAGTGGGTAGCTCGCATTGTTTGATGCTTGAGTAAGAGTTAGCGGGGCGTCTACAGTTGGGCCGGTTGAGCCTGTTGCTCCTACCTTCCCAGTTAGTTCTACTGCCCAGATGACTGGACCTGACGACTCGCCAAAGTCAATTGTGTTGTTTGCACTGACAAGTTGCAAAGAATAAGTGTACGTGCCAGCTGCAGGAGCATCAATAACGCTTAAGCTATATTCTTGGTTTTCGTTATTACCGCTTGCTTCAAAGTAGGCAGGATTTCCTAAAGCTGTAGCCCCTCTATACAGTTGCAGTTGCCCAACAATAACTGCGCTTGCGTTATTTACATCTCCGTAAACACCTACTAAAACAGGGCTTCCCGTAGTGGTAATGCTTACAGATACAGCTGATTTAGGGAGACCAGAGTTAGTGAGACTTACCTTAGTGCCTACAGTTTGCGCGTAGCTCATTGAGCCTGAAGCTGCAGCTGGTCCAGTTGCGCCTGTTGCGCCTGTAGCACCTGTTGTACCTGCGCCTGTTGCACCAGTTGCACCTGTCGCACCAGTTACGCCCGTTAAACCAGTTGCTCCTGTTAGACCTGTGTTACCAGTTACACTTGCACCAGTTGCACCGGTGTTACCGACTGCTCCTGTTGCGCCTGTCGCACCGGTTGCGCCTATAGATCCAGCGGATCCAGTGGCTCCTGTTCCTCCAGTAGCGCCGCTATCCCCTTGAGCGCCCGTTGCGCCGTTAGCGCCAGTAGCGCCAGTAGCGCCGACACTACCAGTACTGCCCGTATTACCTTGCGCACCTGTTACTCCATTCTGTCCTGTTACTCCAGTTGCACCTGTAGCACCTGTTACTCCTGTTGACCCAGTCTGCCCATTGACGCCTGTCGCACCTGTAGCTCCCGCACCTGTAGCTCCTGTATTGCCAGTTGATCCTGTAGCTCCTGTATTACCTTGTGGCCCAATGTTGCCGCCTACAGCTTCTACCCAGACACCATCATAAAAAACGTACACTGCGCCATCATTTGCATTAAACCATGCAGCGCCACTTACTCCCATAGGCGGGACGGAGTCAACAATGGAGAATTGTCCTTCATCTCCCGTTGCGCCTGTTGCACCAGTCGCGCCAGTTGCACCTGCACCAGTTGCACCTGTCGCACCAGTGACGCCAGTGCTACCAACTAGCCCTGTTGATCCGGTGGGACCAGTTTGTCCAGTTGCTCCCACAGCTCCCGTAGACCCAGTTTGTCCAGTTGCTCCCGTTGCTCCTGTGCTTCCTGTATAACCTGTAGATCCAGTCTGTCCATCTGCTCCTGTGCTTCCTGTTGCTCCTGTAACACCTGTAAGTCCAGTACTGCCAGTCATACCTGTTAAACCAGTTGCGCCAGTTAGACCTGTGCTGCCTGTTAAACCAGTTGCGCCAGTTAGACCTGTGCTGCCTGTATTGCCAATCGCACCTGTAACTCCTTGCGAACCTTGTGGTCCAACAATCTGACCTACGCTGTTCCATGCACTACCATTCCAAACATATAAATCTCCATCAGCATCAACTATGTAAGCATCATTATTACTATTTCCAGTTGCAGGCAAGTTGCCAACTGTCGCAACACTTCCACGTACATTGATTGATGTACCTTGAGGACCAGTCGAACCAGTCGCACCAGTCGCACCGGTGACTCCTGTTAAACCAGTTGCGCCTGTTGCGCCAGTTAAACCAGTACTGCCTGTTAGACCGGTGCTTCCAGTTGCACCTGTTAAACCAGTTGCACCAGTTAAACCGGTGTTTCCAACAGCGCCAGTGTTTCCAACAGCTCCAGTGTTACCGGTGTTTCCTGTTAGACCAGTTAAGCCAGTAGCGCCTGTAAGACCTGTATTACCCGTTACGCCTGTCGTGCCAGTTGAGCCTGTTGTACCAGTTGCACCTGTTGTGCCTGCACCTGTTGCACCGGTGTTACCAGCTGCGCCTGTTGCTCCGGTAGCACCAGTAGGCGCTCCTGCCGGCCCTTGAGGACCAGTTGGTCCAGGCACGGTTGAATCTGCACCGGTAGGTCCGATAGGTCCTTGTGGCCCTTGAAGGTTAGATACGACAACCTCTGTTTGAAGAACAGTTGTTTCAACGACAATGTCTGGCTCGGTTATGATAGTTACAGTTACAGGAGAAAGACTTGTCTCAACTGTAACTTCACTCTCGGTGACAACAGTTACCGAGGTACTAGTCTCGGTAGTTTCTACTAGTGTGTCTGGCTGTGGTGTAACAGTTACAGAGGTAGTGGGGTCACCGACCGAGACAATGCTCGTTGGGTCGGTCAATAGGTCACCTCGGCAAGAACGGTGAACGTACCCTTTAGAAGACGAGTTACGGTGGTATTAGGTGCAACAAGCTCGAGGTCATAGACATACTTGCCTGCTACGACCGACGCGGTAGCCGAGGCTGAAATCGTCACCGCGATTGTTCCGGCTGCTCCGCCAAGGACGATACCGCCATTAGGTGATGAAAGAGAAATCATTTCATTCACCGCAGATGGTCGACGGTTGACATCACGCACCTTAAGTCGAGCAGTGTATCCTGTTAGATCAACGGGATTAGAGCTGATCTTCCATGTGAACGTTTGGGAAAAGGTTGCGCCTTGTTCGACCTTGATGTTGTGAATTCCAGCAGACATATTACCCCTACCCTAAAAACTAGTTATGTATAATCTATCACGTTTTAGCTACTTCTTAGTAGGACTTCTTGGTGCCTTAGCGGGAAGTAGAAGTAATTTAAGATTCAACTACCTAAAAGCTATCACCGCAGGTTATTTAAGATACTATTAGACAATGGATTATCCTGAGGACCCAGAGTACGCTGACGATGATGTTCTACAGCAGTACCTTGATGAAGAGGGTTTAGCCTTAGTACCTGTTGAATTCATGCGTGAATTGATGCTTCTTATGGAGGCTCACATCGTCAACGTATGCGAAGTAGATAGAGACGAACTCAACGAGATAATGATACGTATGGAGGAGCTTTTAGGAGAAGAGGGTCTTATGGACCTATCCATGGAAGATATCATTGGCTGGGTAAATACGTTAAAGGACGCCTAGCCTTCCTGTTATAATTTAACTATCGCTACTGGCCTGGAGCCGCTACTATTAACTTGTCACGACGAAAGTGAAGTCTAGCTAATCCCGCTACTGCGAATCGTCCTGGACATGACGTACAACTGTCATCCACTCCAACTTCAGAGTTGAGTGTCTAGCACTGGCTGGGTAGACATCGAGTGGGTAGTTGATAAGCGGGCTACCTTTAGGGTAGTATACAAAGCGCTGCCAGTGCTAGACTCGATTCTTTTTTATTATTTATGATACAGTCCGTACATGACACCAGAGATCTTTGTTCGCCCTTGGGGCTTTTATGTAATCCTGCACACTGAGCAAAAGGTGCAGGTTAAACGAATACATGTTGAAAACGGAAGTCGTCTCAGCAAGCAATCTCACAAACACCGCGCAGAGCATTGGTACATCACCTCAGGCTACGCGGAGGTTGAGCTATTTGACCAGATACTTCATCTTGGCCCAGGAGACTACGTGTCAATCGGAGTTGGAGAAGTTCACCGCGTAAGAGCCGAAGGCGAAGGCGACCTAGTCTTTATCGAGATTCAAACAGGTGAGTATCTTGGAGAAGACGACATCCAGCGCTTTGAGGATGACTTTGGGAGAGTAGAGTAATGGAGCAAGAGCTTCCTACGTGGTTTAATCACGTTAAGCCAAACTTTGAAACCTACCTTACGTTTCCTAATGAAAACATCATACCTGTCCCGCTAAACGTACTGCAGATCGGCGCGTATAAAGGTGACACTACACAGTGGCTTTTAGACAATAAGAATATCAACAAGATAGTAGACGTTGACACCTGGGAAGGCTCGATCGAGCACGAAGGTACGTTTGACTTTAACCAGGTTGAAAGAGTCTACGACGAAAGATTCACCGCAGTTGAGAAGGTCGAGAAGCGCAAGGGTACAAGCGATAGATACTTTGCGACGCGCCCTGAAGGTGAAACATTTAACGTCATCTATATCGACGGAGACCACACGGCTTTGCAAACGGCGATTGACTCGCTTAACGCGTGGAAGATCTTAGAGGTCGGCGGAATCATGATATTTGATGACTACGACTGGCATATGTATCAAGGAACACCCTTACACCCTAAGGACGGTATTGACTGCGTCCTAAGGCTATTTAGAGGGCGCTACAACCTTATCGTTACGAACTATCAGGTCTGGATTCGTAAGACGGCAGAATAGATATCTTATTTATCATAATATGATACCTTTATCTATACCAACAACAAAAGGACGCCTGTATGCCGCTTGAAATGACGTTTACCAATACGTTCGGTATTGATCTTTCTTTATACGAGCCGCAACCCGCTCGCACAATGATTCCAGACTGGTACAAAAATACGGAGTCATATATCTCCGGAGAAAAGATTCCCTCAGGTGAAGGACAGACATCCGCAACTATTAAGCGTTGCATGCCCGTGTTTGATGCGATCACCGCAGGTTATATCCTGACGACGTACGTTGACGTCTATGTATCTCAAAGAGAAGGAGCTCCTTGGTACGAGTGGCCAAGCGCTGGACCGATTCAATTTCATCCTATCGAGCAGGCTCCGCTTCATCCGGCGGTAAATGGAGCACCTTTCCCTAAGTGGATTAACCCTTGGTCAATTCGCACACCTGAGAACTGGTCAATTCTTTTTATGCCTCCCATGCACAGAGAAAATCAGCCGTTCCAGATTCTTCCAGGTATCGTAGACACAGACCAGTACTTCTCACCAACTAACTTTCCGTTCGTATTAAACGACGTTAAATTTGAAGGTCTTATCCCAGCGGGAACACCTATGGCACAGGTTATTCCTATCTGTCGTGATTCTTGGCAGATTAAGGTAGGAGGAGCTGACGAGATGGAAGACCAGATCGCGGTAACCCAGCAACTACGCTCAAGCTTCTTTGATTCCTACAAGCGCAAGTTTCGTCAGGATAAGAACTACTCATAATATAAAGTATAGTATAGAATAGGTCTAACAAGCCTAATCAGAAAAGGTAACTAACTCATGGCAGAACAAAACTACGCATTTGTCGTCAACGGCACGGTGACAAACATCGCCGTGTTTGACGACCCTACTGAAGAGCTACTTGCTCACTTCAAGGCTGAACTAAGCCTTGACCACATTGTATTTGCACACGATGAGCCTAAGGCTGCTATCGGTGGCACATGGGACGGTACAAAGTTTACCCTACCTGCACCATACGCGTCATGGGTACTAAACGCAGACAATGACTGGGAGCCTCCAGTTGCCATGCCTGTAACAGAAGGCAAGTACTACACATGGAACGAAGACACAGTTTCATGGGACGAGCACGACGTACCTACAGAATAACCTTAAACAAAATAGAAACCGCGTCTGTCTAACAGGCGCGGTTTTTATCTATAAAAAATAAGTGTGATAGAATAAGCACATGCCTATCATCGGATCAAGTGCCAGCCCTAAGGGTGTGCCTACAGCGCCTACCATCGGTACCGCGACAGCTGGTGACGCAAGCGCATCTGTAACTTTTACAGCGCCTAGCTTTTCTAAGCTTCCTATAACTTCTTACACAGTTACAGCAAGCCCAGGTGGTGCAACAGGCACAGGTTCATCAAGCCCGATTACTGTCTCCGGCTTATCTAACGGCACAGCATACACATTCACAGTCCGCGCATCTCATGCAAACGGTCAATCAGCTGCTTCAAGTGCGTCAAACTCTGCATCTCCGGCTCAGCCAACTTATGCCTTATCACAAACATTTAACGCTAGCGGTAATTACACGGTACCAGCCAGTATGACTAAGATTGCAGTCTATGGCTGGGGTGGCGGAGGAGCAGGCGGAAGCACAGGCTCTCAGTATCAAGGAGCTGGCGGTGGCGGAGGCGGAGGATTTGCTTTTCAAGAGTATTCAGTAACACCTGGACAGAATTTTGTAGTAACTATCGGTGCGGGTGGTAACAGAAACGGCACTAGAAATGCCGGAACTACATATTTTTCTAGCTTAGGAACTGCAGACGGTGGTACAGCTGGAAGTGCTAATAGCCACACTTCCGCGGGTTCTGGCGGCGGCGGTTCGTCTGGAGTTTCTGGTGCAGTTACATCTAATGGTGGAAATGGTGGAGCGCAGGGTGGCGCCGGCGGAGCTGCTAGTAGTCTAACTCTTAACGCTGCTGGCTTAGGTTCTGTAACTCGTGGCGGTGGAGGTGGTGCTGGTGGAGCGCAGACTAACGCTATATCCGACGGAGACGCCACTGATCCAGGTCAATCTGGTACAGCGGGAGGCTCTCCAAATGGAGGAACTGGCGGGCAAAGCTACACATCACAGACATTTTCTTACGGCGTAACTAGCGCTTCGCAAGGAGCAACTGGTGGTGCTGGTGGAACAGCTGGTGGCGGTGGTGGCGGCGGTGGAGGCGGGTACGCTCTTCGCCCTAGCGGTGGATCAGCAGGTCCTTATAACTCAGGCGCTGGTGGCAACGGTGGTTCTGGTCAGATATTAGTCTACGTTAGATAAACTTAAACAAAACAAAAGACCGCGCCCGTTTGGACGCGGTCTTTTGTTTTATCTCTTTACGGTAGGCGGCTACCAGAGATAGTTGTTTCCTGACCTGTCCCGAGGTCACGCAGGACAACCTTAATTTGATACTCTTCTGTAGGCGATAGCCAGTCAACGTTGATTACCTTGCCAACGCCGTCTAGACCAATCGCACTCGTTGAGCCGTTCTTATCTACAATCATTAGAGTTGCCCATGTTTTATTGGGGTCAAAGTTTGGAACGTTAGGAACTGAGATACTTGCAGAGCGGTGACCGTTCGTGCCCTGTGTCTGTGCAACAACAGTAGGAGCAGTTATCGTTGCCTTATCAACAGCCGCGTCACGAACAGGCTCTGGAGTAACGATAGGCGCAACTGGTGTTGCAACTACCGGATTAGACGTAACCGTCTCTGCACCCGTTGTGGTGTCACGCACGGTGGTTTGAACGGTGATGTTTGAGTCCTGTGGGACGGCAGTAATTTGAACCGTGTCGCCGTTATTAGATACACCTACGCTCGAGTGTGAGCGTCCGTCAGCGATTACCTGAACAGACACCGTCTTGTTTGCGTCTGTTATAACAGGCGCCTTAACTGTAACCGTCACAGAGTTATCGCTTTCAACTTTAAGCGCAGTTACAACGGGAGCCTTAGTATCTGCAACCGCGTCACCTGTAGGTTCAGGATTAGGATTAGGAATAACTACACCTGTTGTGTCATGTGCAGGAGTTTCTACCTTGGTAGCGGAAACTTGAACAGAGACGATGTCGCCTTGGTTGATTGCCTCGAGACGAATAACTCCGTCTGCATCGATGTGCTTAACACCGCCGGTGCTTGTAAGCTTTACAACAACACCTGTAGTAGACGTTGTTTCCTTCCAGGTAACGATCTTGTCGACTACGCCACCTTGCAGGATTGCGTACTTGTCTCCAACGACCGGAGCATCTATGATCTCGTCGATAGAAACATTAAAGTACGAGTTGGCCTTAACCTGTGTTCTGTCTTCGTCCTCAAGACGTAATATCGTGCCGTTTATATCTGGGTTAAGTCCCCACCAGGCGCTTGCGCCTTGGGCGGGAAAAAGTGAAATCGCGAGCGCAAGTGGTAGCGCTTTTCTAATAGGTAACATAAGGTGTCCTTTCGTCTTTTTGTTAACGAAGATATAATAACAGGAAAAGTGCAAAACTATCACCGCAGGTGAAACAAGATAGAATACGACGATGGAATCAAGGGAAGACATCGCTAAAGAGGTAGAAGAGTTTATCCTACCTATGTTAGAAAAACCTGGGTATATGAATGCCAAGGGAACTCTTGATATGGTACTTAATAAAATTAGAGGTAAGTAAATGCCAATTCTAGGATCAAGTGGCTCACAAAGTGGACGTTTACCAGAAGTCGTGTCTGGAGTTTCTGCTGTTGCAGGAGATGCGTCGGCTATTGTAAGTTTTACTGAACCAACTTACAAAGGTAAAGGAACTATATCCTACACTGTTACTTCTAGCCCCGGAGGAGCAACTGGTACAGGCTCATCGAGCCCTATTACGGTTTCAGGACTTTCAAATGGAACTGCGTATACATTTACTGTAACTGCATCTTCTTCTGGTATAAGCGCTGCTGCAAGCTCTGCGTCTTCTAGCATAACTCCTGTCGCCCCTATAGTCTACACGTTATCACAGACGTTTAACTCTTCTGGCACTTACACAGTCCCATCGGGCAAAACTAAGCTAGCAACATACGTAATTGGTGGCGGAGCTGCAGGCGCTAGCTCTGGCTTTTATCTAGGGTACTTTGGCGGAGGCGGTGGTGGTGGAGTTGCATTCCAGGACTACGCTGTGACACCAGGTCAAACTTACGCAGTTACTATCGGTGGCGCTGCTACCTCTGGCAACGCTGGCACCGCGTCTTCATTCTCAACGTTGGCAACTGCTAATGGTGGAACACTTAGCAACCCTGCTGTTGGCGGAAATGGCTCTTCAAACGTAGGCGGGGCAGTTACTGCAACAGGAGGCACTGGTGGGAACTACGTTGGCGCCGACGCTGCTGGTGCTTCTGGCACGGGTTCAGGTTCTCTTAGTCTTAATGGCACTGGTCTAGTTTCAGGAATGACTTGGGGCGGCGGAGGCGGTGGTGGCGGTGGAGGTGGTGCAAATGGTTCTAGCCCTAGATTTAGAGGAGGCGGTGCAGGTGGAGCAGGCGCTGCTGCTGGAAACGTAGGTGGAGTTGCTGGCAATGGCGGTGCAGGAGGCTACTCTTCAACTGACAGCGCTAACTCGGGTTCAGTTGGTAGCGGTGCTCCCGGGAATGCCGGTTCACAGCCTGGCGCCGGTGGAGGTGGCGGTGGAGGTGGCGGTCAGGCAGCGCTAAGAAGCGGGCAGCTAGACGGAGCTGCTGGTGCTGGCGGCGCTGGATCTTCTGGCAGAGTTTACGTTTACATAGCTTAAGTTTATCACCGCAAGTTAATTAACAAGGAGAAGTAATGCCGATTCTAGGAACGGTAAGTTCTGGATATGTAGAGCAGGTTTATGAACTGGCACAGACCTTTAACGCAAGTGGTACATTTACAATGCCTGCTGGTAAAACACAAATTGCTGTGTACGCCCATGGATCATCTGGAGCTGGCTATAATGGAAGTGGAAGTGGTCAATTTTTTGCTGGTAGAGGAGGACCTGGAGGTTCAGGTGGAAGTTTAGCTTTTATTGAAGAGCACACAGTGTCTATAGGGACTAACTTTACTGTAACAGTTGGAGGTGCAGCAGGGCGAGTTACTGCTGGAGGATACGATTACATAAATGGTGGTGCTACAAGTTTTGGAAACATACTTACAGTTAATGGTTCTCAGTCTGCAACTGGAGACTACTCAAATGCAGTAGGAACTTATACATCTAATTTGAATAACGTACTTTTTGCTTCGGGTGGGGTTGGTGGAACTTTTGGCAACAGAAGTCAAGCAACTGATCAAGCAAATGGAACGGGTAATAATAGTGCTGGCACTGGTGGTGCTGGTGGTGCTGGTGGAAATGTTATCCCTACAAATGCCTCACTACCAACACGTTCAGCTGGAGGTGGCGGCGGCGGAGGTGGCGGTGGTGGTTACTCACACCCTAACAGCAATTTTATAAGTGGAGCATCAGGAGGTTCTGCAGGTTCTGCAAATGCAGGTACAGGGGGAACTGGTGGAAATGGAAAAGGAACTCCAGTTAGATCTTCTAATCTTGGAACTGCTGGAGGTGCAGGAGCGCAGCCAAGCGGTGGTGGTGCAGGTGGTGGAGGAAACGGAATGGGTTATGTCTCGGGCAGTGGCTCTTTACCAGATAATGGTGGATTAGGCGCAGCAGGACAGGTAATCGTCTACGTCAAATGATACAAGCAACAACCAAGAACTTTAAAGAATTATTAGAAAACGACCTGCCTGTACTTGTAGACTTTTGGGCGGAGTGGTGTGGGCCGTGTCGCATGCTGGCGCCGGTGCTGGAAGAGGTAAGCTCAGAGTACAAGTACGTTTTTATCACCGCAAAGTTGAATAGCGACGAGAATCCTGAGATTGCATTTAAGCATGAGGTTAGATCGATACCGACGATGATACTTTTCAAGGGTGGAATTGAGGTAGCAAGAATGACAGGTGCTAAGCCTAAGCCAGCAATTGTTGCCTGGTTACAAGATCACGTTGAGCTAGGTTAGGATAGAATAACTAAATGCCTATACTTGGAACGTCTTCATCACGCGGCGGAGGAACTCCTACCGCACCCACTAGCGTTTCAGCTACGGCGGGAAATGCACAAGCAGTTGTAACTTTCACCGCAAGTTCTTATACAGGCAAAGGAAGCGTTACCTACACCGCGATTTCAAGTCCTGGAAATATCACCGCGAGTGGGACAAGTCCTATCACCGTTACGGGATTAAGTAATGGAACTGCATATACATTTACAGTAAGAGCTACGTCATCGACTGGCGAAATAGCAACTTCAAGTGCAAGTTCAAGTGTTACACCTGTTGCACCTGTTTACACTCTTTCACAAACATTTACTGCCTCTGGTACATACACAGTACCCGCCGACAAGACTAAGATTGCTTTAGTTGGAATTGGCTCAGGCGGAGGCGGCGGTGGAGGCGCCGGTGGAACTAGAGCTGGTGGCGGTGGAGGTGGAGGTAGCGGCTCTACTTTCTGTATTAGAGAAATTTCAACAACACCTGGAACTAACTATACCGTGACAGTTTCTGCAGGTGGTTCTGGAGGGTCTTTTGGAAGCGCAAATAGCGATGGAAATCCTGGAAATCCTGGAGGAATTACTTCTTTTGGAAACATTCTAACAGTTAACGGAGCAAATGGTGGTGCAAAAGGTTCAGCTAGCACTGCTGCTGGCGGGACTGGTGGAACTATAACATATAACGCTGGAATCGCAGATGTTGCAGTTACTGGAGCTGCTGGTGGCACTGGTGGAGTATATAGTAACTCGATAGGTGGCACTGGTGGAAATATGTCAGCTATAGTTTCTAATGATCCAAACGTTACAACAGTAAATATTTATGGTGGTGCTGGTGGTGGAGGTTCAGGTGGAAGATATTCTAATACGACACCAGACACTACTAGAAATGCTGGTGGTGGGGCCGGATCACCTAGCGGAGGCGCTGGTGGTGGAGGCTCTAACTATGGAAATATTAGCGGTGGTGCTGGCGGGGGAACATTAAGCTATAGAGGTGGAGGCGCCGGTGGAGGCGGCGCAGGCGCTGCTAATTTATCTGAAGGAGCATACTCTAGCGGTGGAAACGGTGGAGTTGCAAGTGACTCAGTCATTTTAGTATATGCTAGATAGCGTAGTATATCTTGTATGAGCGACGTAATAATAGAAGTTGATTCTGAAGCAGATGTTCGGACGAGCGACGGAGATCACGACAAGTTTTCACATTATGTTCACCGCGACCAGATGATGGAAGCCTTTGTAGAAGGCAAGCCTGCTGTAGCTTTATGTGGGAAAATATGGGTACCAACGAGGGATGGAAAGAAATTCCCCGTATGCAAGACCTGTAAAGAAATCTTTGAAACACTAGATAAGTAACACGTTTTGG